GTCTGAGTTCAGTCCAACTGTTAACAAACTGTTGTTCTCCCAAGTAGATCTGGGGCACTGACCTATGACCCTGCTTGCGTATAAACAGCAGAGCTTCGGAGTTTTCGTGTAAATTAACGTCAGTAAAAGGTACGCCAACCTCAGTCAGATATTCTTTGGCTTGTCGACACTGGCTGCACACCGGTGTTGAGTAAATGGTAAGTGTTTTCATAAACTAAATCCGTTAAACGAGTTTTCATCTAAATCCTGCTTCACAGCACCTATCGTGTAGGAACTGATTTCGGTTTCCTGAGGAGCCACCTGTACTTCTCCGCCTGCGATCCACTTGTTGGTCCAGGGCAGAGGATTGCTGGTGGGAGTTTTCCAAGCACAGTCCAGTCCCACAGCAGTCATACGCTTGTCACAGACGAAATCCACATAGTCACAAAGCAGCGTCTCATTGAGACCAATCATGCTACCGTCCTGGAACAAGTAACGTGCCCAGAGCTTTTCTTGTTCTGCTGCTGACCGGAATAACTCCACACACTCAGCTTGAGTTTCGGTTCGAATAGTCTCAAAATCTGGGTCATCTTTGGGCAACAATTTAAGCAAGGTCTGAGTGCTGGCCAAATGAACATTTTCATCCCTGCAGATCAGTTTGATGATCTTGGCATTGCCCTCCATCTTTTTTACTTCAGCAAATGCCCAACTGCATGCAAAACTCACGTAAAATCTCAGTCCTTCCAGTACATTCACGCTCATGAGGCTGAGCCATAAAAGTCGCTTGAGGTCATACAGCGTTACCTTTATTCCTCGCCCATTGACTTTGTGAACTCCCTCTCCCAGCAGATTGTACCACTGAATCATATTCAAAAGCTCGTCGTAATTTTTAGTGATATCATTGGCACATTCCACAATCTCACTAACACTCATGATTTCATCAAAAATTTTACTGGGATCTGAATAGACATTACGAATGATGTGAGTATAACTGCGACTGTGAATGGTTTCACTAAATGCCCAAGTCTGTATCCAGGTCTCTATCTCAGGCAAACAAACAATAGGTAAATAAACCAAATTGGGACTGCGACCCTGTACACTATCCAGCAGAATCTGTCGTTTGAGATTACTGGTAAAAATGTGTTGCTCGTGAGCAGTAAGTTCTTTGAAGTCTTTACTGTCTTTGCCAAGATCAATTTCTTCAGGGCGCCAGAAAAAACCCAATTGCTTTTCAGTAAGTTTGTCAAACTGTTTGTATTTCAGAGTATCATAACGCTGCATGCCTACACCACCAGCGGGGTCTAAAAAGGCCCTGCTGGTTAGGTGGTCTTGATTTTGCTGATTAAAAACTGTCTGCATTGTATATACCCTTTATTATATAACACACGATTCACATTCACTAGCAGGTTCGGTTATCTTTTCCACATTAATCTCACCCTGTCCATCATGGGTGTTGTTATAGTATAACTGTTTCCCACCATATCGATAGAACATCAAAATATGCTTGAGTAACTCGCTCATGGGAATCTTTTCATCAGGATAGAATGCTGGGTTATAACTGGTGTTTACACTAATTCCCTGATCCACCCACTTCTGCAATACCGCACAGATTTTTAGATAACCTTCGGGGCTGGCTTGATTCCAAAGCAATTCGTACTTGTTTTTGAGTTTGCGGAATTCTGGCACCACCTGCTTGAGTACACCATGCTTGCTTTGCTTCACGCTGATCAAACTGCGAACTGGTTCGATACCATTGGTGCTATTGCCCACCTGACTGCTGGTCTCGCTGGGCATAATGGCCATCAGAGTGGCATTGCGAATACCAACGGTTGCTGCTCGAGCTCTGAGTTCTGCCCAGGGCATGCGTTCCACATAGGGCACCAATTCGTCCACTTCACTCTTGCGAGTATCCACTGGCACAATACCTTTGGCATAGCGCAGATTTTGCCAGCCCTCACAGGGCCCTTGTTCCTGTGCCAGCTCCACACTGGTTTTGATCAAATAGTAACTCATGGCTTCCATGTATTCATCCACTGCTGGCAAACAGGAAGAATTAGTATAAGTGTAACCGTGCTTGGCCAACCAATAGGCAAAGTTTACAATACCAACACCCAGGGGGCGATAAAGATCAGTACTGCGTTTGGCTGCTGGAACCGGATAATGCTGACAACTCAGTAGAGCATCTAAACCTCTCACAGCCAGTTCACAGGGTTTGGCAAAATCTTCAGGATTGTGTATCATACCCCAATTGATCGCACTCAAAGTGCATAAGGCGATTTCACCATTGGAATCATTAACGTCTATTAGAGGTTTGGTGGGAAGATCTATCTCTGCGCACAGGTTACTTTGTTTGATGGGTGCAACAGCAGGGTCAAATGGGCTGTGACTATTGGCATGATCCACATTCTGCAGATATATGCGGCCAGTGTCTTTGCGTTCCTGAGCAAACTGACTGAACAGTTCTGATGCCTTCACAGTTTTCTTTCTGACGGCCGGGTTAGCTTCAGCCTGTGTATACAAACGACGAAATTCCTCTGTGTCAGCAAAAAATGCATCATACAAACCTGGTACGTCGCTGGGACTGAACAGTGTGATGTTACCTCCGCTCAGTAAACGTTCATACATCACTTTGTTAAACTGCACACCGTAATCCATCTGACGAATTCGGTTGTCTTCTGTGCCTTTGTTGTTTTTAAGCACCAACAGATCTTCCACTTCCAGATGCCAGATTGGGTAATACAGTGTGGCTGAACCATTGCGGACTCCGCCCTGACTGCAACTCTTCACTGCACTCTGAAACAGCTTATAGAAGGGAATAACACCCGTGTGATAAGCATCACCATTGCGAATGGGCGACTTGAGTGCTCGAATACGTCCACCGCCAATACCAATACCAGCTTTTTGACTCACATATCTCACAATAGCACTGGTGGTGGCATTGATGCTGTCCAAGCTGTCACCGGTTTCTACCAGCACACAACTGCTAAATTGTCTCTGGTTGGTTCTCACTCCAGCCATCACTGGCGTGGGCAAGCTGATTAGATGAGTACTGATAGCCTCGTAATATTCTTTAACCCAGTGTAAACGAGTTTCTGCAGGATAGTTCTGAAACAGAGTCGCAGCAATCAGAATATAACACACCTGCGGTGTTTCGTAAATTTGTTGGGTTACACGATTTTGTACCAGATACTTACCACGCATCTGCTCCATACCCACATAGGCCATGTCATTGTCACGCTCATGACGGATCATGGAATTGATTCGATCCCACTCTTCATCTGAATAGGCAGATACCAATTGAGCATCATAAAATCCCATCTGAACATTCTGTTGCACAATCTTCTTGATGTGCCAGGGTTCATACTGACCGTAAACTTCTTTACGCAAATGATAATTAATCAGTCTACCAGCCACATTCTGATAATTTGGTGATTCTTCGCTAATCAGGTCAGCTGCACTTTTGATTAGCATTTCCTGCACATCAGTGGTTTTTATTCCATCATAAAATTGAAGACTGCTTCGAATTTCCACCTCGCTGGGACTTACGCCGGTAATTCCCTCACAACCCCAAAAAACCACACGATGTAGTTTTTCCAGATCCAATGGCTCTCTACGGCCATCACGTTTGGTAACATATATTTGACTCATTTGATTCGCCTTGCTATTCTAATGTTTTAAAATTTTCTGGTATTAATTCAGTGCTGAGTTGATATTCAATGCTTATGGAGTCAGTATTTACTATCTGTTCGTCATTGAAATTAAGAACATATTTTCCATTGTCTATATCAACTATGCTGACTCTTTCGCCAGCTATGTTATATAGTAATTTCAACCGCACCCCGTGTTTTCGTATATCTGGACACAAAGCACAAGTATAAAACATTCCCAGAGCTTTGGTCAAATCACAATAACTGAGGTTATCAAAAATCTGCCAAGGACTGGGCCATCGAGTGTGGTCATCATTGAGCAGACTCACACGCCTAGTGGGTGCATTCAACCACCACTGTTGCACAGTCAGTAATCTGTATTCCATTAATTCATATGTGTGAAGATTTTTCCGAAATCTTCTCCACTCCAGAATTTTTTGTTCTATGGGTGCATACCAGTACATAGATTAAAAGTAATTGATTTTCCTAAATCTGATTAAAGCATCATATCCGGTACTGGTAGATGTGTATTTAAACACAATGAGTTCTCCAGATACATTCGCACTAATAGTTATGCCTAGTGAACCACCAGTGGAACTATTGGTTATGGATATCGTGTCAGCAATTACACCATCGTATGCATACTGAATATCACCCGTCAAATATACCCCATCACGAACAATGCTGTAATTTATAACACCAGCCGGATAGGAAGTTTTGTTAAAACTGTAAAATTCAGTGGCTGATGAAGTATCATCAGTTAAAGTTTGAGTTTGAAAAGATGCGCCAGTGTTGCTGAATTCTGTGAGAATTTCGGTATTGCCTTCATTGGGAGCACCTTGTTCAAAAGATCCATTACCAATATAAAGTTGTTGGGTATCTATCGCCCAACCCAGTTCTCCAGCTGCCAATTGTGGCAGATTTTCCTGTCTGCCCCTGCGAACCTGAATTTTGGAAATTTGAGTTACAGCCATGTTGTTGTCCTTGTGTCTTATTTAGCTATAAAACTGATTTACTCGCTCACTCCAAAGCAAACTGTATTTTTCAAATTCTGAATCATTAACTGGAAAGAAATGTAGCAGCGAGCACAAACAAAATCTTTCATTAATGCAAAAAAATCAACCACTGATTTGCTGTTTATCTTGTCAAAAAATAATTAACAAAAGAATTTTTAATAGATATCATAAAAATTGTTCATTACCTGAGACTGGTGTTTAATTGATAAAATTTTTCAACGCGGCGTGCCCACTGTGTTTTATAATATTCAAGTTTATCACCGGTTATAACCCAATGTTGCAATTCATAGTTTTGACTGCACATCAAAATCACACCAGTTTTAATATTAGTTTCAAACAAATAATCATGTGCTAAAATGTACGCTGCTAATTGATTAAAATAGTCTTCTATAAAAGACTCTTTCTTGGGTTTGTTGGTTTGTTTGAAATCCACTATGCTTAACTGTCCTTGCCATTCAGCTACACAATCTGTGGTGCCAGCGTACAGATCTGGGTAATATAAATTTACTTCATTGCCATAAATTTCACCACAATTGGGTTTCAAATACTTTTCGGCAATCAAGTTAGCCATGCGATGACTTTGTTGACTATAAGGGTTGGAACCGGGATCACGAATTGTATCTTCAGTGAGATATTGTTCCAGAAACCGATGCATCCGGGTTCCTCGATTGGCTGCTTCAGTGGTGATTTGTTGAGCTTGCTGTTCGCCCACACGTCGTTTCCACTCCATAAGAGCCCGCTTTTGCTCGTCTGGCTTGGTTTTTTCCAATATAGTGGTAACACTGTATAATCTCCCAGTGGGAGTTACATATTTTCTGGATCCATCTGAATGTTCACGTTCATAATGGTGATAGGCGAACTTATTAATAATCATCTAAATAATGTTTATTATAACATACTTACTAACTATCTCATAGCACGGCCTTTGGCACGTTTAGCCATCTGTGCTACAATAGAACGACTTCCAGGCAACGTGTCTTCTGGTTGCTCAGGAGCAGCAGGCTGTGGCATTGGTTCAGGTTCAGGCTGGGGTTCTGGTTCGACCATTTCGGGTTCAGCTGGAACTTCAGAAGCAACTGGTTCTTCAATGGGTTCTGTTTCGGGTACCTGATCCTGCTCACCTGTATTATATGTAACTGTGTCTTTGTTTAGGTCAGCTATGCGACTCTGGATAACTGAATCATTTTCCCAGTATTTTTTTAGAATGTCAAAAGTAATCGGTGCTCCGGGTAAGTTATTCATCATCTGGATCATATATCGTGTTTTGAGTTTGGATTTATGTAACTTACCGTGATGATGATGTTTTTGATCCAGATTCTTACCCCATAAGGTGAGTAATGCAATAATTTTGGTTCGAGTATTCTTATCTGGAGTGAATGTGGGCATCGCTACCTCTTGTTATCTTTTTGCTCGGCCCATGGGTTCGGGTTTGGGCATTTCTACTGGTTCAGTTTCCGCAGGAACTTCTTCGGATCCTGTTTCATCAGTGCCCAGTTCAGGTGCTGTCTCAACGCCATCATCTGTTGGTTCTGGTTCCAATGGTTCTTCACCAGCAAGGGCTCGGGTTGCTGAATCCAATGAATTTTTAGTTTCGCGGATATTTTCCAATGCTGCATTGATGGCGTCAGTGGCACTGGTCACAAATGACTCAGCTTGTTCTGGACTCATAGTGTCGCGTATTGTTTCACTCAGAGCAGGCAATTCTTCGTTTACCATTTTACCCAGTGTTTCCACCATGTCCTGCAAGCGATCTACCATGTCCTTGGCAGCCAACACAACTTCAGCTTCGCCCACAGAACTTTCCATGAGATCCACAGATTCCGAAAGTTGTCTCTGTTTGAGAGTTTTAGTTACAATATTCAATAACATCTCAGCATCCTGGGGACTAATCTTCTTGGGATTACGATTAGCTGATTTTACTATGCTTTGAATGGTTCTGGGATCAATGTCGCTGGCATTAGCCATGGCATTCAATGCATCAACTGACCTAGTGCCTGCCACTGCCTGACTTCCCCTGTCTTTTTCTCGAGCTGTTTTGAACCTATCAACAACATCAGTGGCAGATAAGTGATGTGTACCATAACTCTGTCCCGGTATTTGTCTGCGAATTTTTCCAGCGGCGCCCTTTGTGGCTGCCCAAGCAGCTTTTCCAATAATCTTAGCAGGTGATTCGGAATCTTCCTTGATCACAGTTTTCAAAGTTTGTTCCACCATGAGCAATGCTAGATAGTTACTGTTCTTTTCCGCTACATGACTTTCGTGGGTATTACGAAATTGATTTAGTTTTTTCTGAACATTTTCCAGCATAACGCCAGCTTGAGCACCAGTGATTTTGTCCACCGGGATCTGAATACCGTGATGCTTTTTTAACAAATTGGCCATCACTTCTGCTGTTTTGGGCATCTGAAGATCGTCTAGTTTCATTTTAAATATTTCCTGTTCTGGTATTTAGCATGCTCTATTGGTTTTTATGATTTGAGTTTAATTAAATTATAAACCAAAAAGCTCACCGCACCAATCAAAGTGCCGATTATGCCCACTCCCCATCCAATTAATTGTTTATTTCGTTGATCCTTCATCTCACTTACTAAAGTCTTGATCTCGTTGATGTTACATTCAATGGTATCCATCCGAGTATCCAGGTTTTCCAACTTATCTTGAAGATTAATATATCTTTCAGCGCATAACTCAGCATGTGCTTCCAAATTGGTTTTTTCAATTTCAGTAGTGCTCATGGTGCTCCTTTATTTTACATACTGTGTGGGCAATGTATTATTTATTACAAATACTGTGTTGGCGTCACTACCCTGAGCTATAATGCAGGATTTTGTGATATTGGCTGATTCTTTCAGACCCATGATCATGGGCACAAAAGTGCTTTCAGTTTTTAATAGTCCCACTGGGTCTGTGCTGGTAGAGTAAACATCAGCATGATCTGTGGCAAAACTTGTGACCCAAACTGTTTGGGAATCACCGTATGATTCACCGAATCCCAATCCAGATAAAGAAAAATCAGTGATTTTCTGTGGGTTTTCCAGCATAATGGGTTGAGCTCTTAGTCCAATGATCTGCATGACAGTTTCCCAGTTTCTTTGCTGGTTTCTGCTACGATCCCACTCTGCGCGATTTCTCACCAACTGGTCTGCATCATCTACAAATACCGGGATGTCGGCATTGAACATTTTGAGTACACCTGTTTTGGTAATATCAAACAATGTATAAATTGTGATGAATTGAAGATCGCCCGATAAGTTATAATTGGGCATAGTTAAGCCATGTTCACGCATATGA